TGACTTAATATTTGATTGAACAAGTCTGTACCTAGCATTGTTTTAATATATTTATCCTGACATAAAAGAATGGTCGGTGTGATAATCTTCATGTCGGCATTGCCATTAATTACGCTACCCTCTTTAAGATAGTTTTCTGTTATAATTAAGTTGCTCATTATTTCTTTCTTACTTTAGTAATTGATTTCCAACAATGCCTGCAATAAGGTGTAGTTTCCTGTGTGTTCGGATTAGTATAAAACCCACCTCTATAAGTCCAAGCATCTTCTCCCGATGAATTAGATATATTATCTATTGCATCTTTAGTCCATCGCTTCCCACTTGATGACATTGCCATTAAGCTAGTGCAGAACGGACGCGATGAACTCTCAACCTTTGGAACGTCCGGTCTAGTCGCATAAGAATAAACTGTATAAGTTTCGTATTCAACATTAACTGACTTGGTATCTATCCCTAATGGCGTAACCGATATTAAACCCTCGGCTAATACAATTAATCCTGCAATGGTTAGGGAATCAATAATAGTACTTGCCTCTTCAGGTGTGATGCCTAACTGCTTCGCTATCTTTTCAGGCGTTAAAGTAGGGTCACCTTTTAATACTTCTAATACTTGACTATTAATATCGGCAGCGAATTTCCGAGCAGCATTAAATTGTGAGTTTAAAGCGGCTACATTGCCACCAACAAACTCTTCATGTATAATCTCGTCTTCTGCATTATCGTCTATTGCAGCAGCTTCAAATAGGGATATGATGTTAATGTGTGAGCTAAACTTCTTAGCACCCAAAACAATATCAACATAATCTTGTCCTAATCCATAGCCCTTAATAAAGTGGGCCACCTCTTCATATGTCGCTTTCCCACTCTTATACTTCGCGATTAAGCTTTGTAATCTTTGGTATTCACGGCCAGTTAACTTCTTAATGTTATCGTTAACTGGTAATGATGCCATTTCAGAAACTTCAATCTCTTTATCGTCCGTTTCAATCCCGTATTTTTTAGCGTAATATTTCTGCAAAACATCCTGTGGAAACAACGATAATATATTTGGATCTGTTGGCAACGTTTCCATTATAGGACTAGTCTGTTTTACTTCCAGCTGTGATAAATCAACCCCGTTTACCTCGCCTATTAATTTGATAACATTCAAATGAAGCTCTTGCCTATATTGAATATAAGTCTTAATAAACTTATCGTATTTTTCTAATATTTCTTTCGCCCCACCTAGCTGACCCTCTTGCATGATGCCGCCCAAAATAGGGTCGAAGCGATGGCCTGTGAAAATGTTTTGCTGTAATCTTTTGCCTACTACTTCAAACATCTTATCTAAGTCAGGTTGGCTTAACGGCTTATGGTCAGGTGCAGTAGCTCCCTTATCAGCAAAGTAAAGTAAAGTATTTCCCGTGTTATTAGTTCCATTATAAGTGGCTTTAAATTTCTTTACAAACTTCTTAACTTCCTCTGGCGTTGGCTCGCCATTAAAGAATGTCATCATGGCTGCGCCAAACATTCCGTTCTTCATGTGGTTATAATGGAAGTTTGTTATCTCGATGTTCGTTTCAACATCCTGAATACATTGAATGTAGTTTGGCTCAGGATACAACTTGCCGTGTAGTATTAAGCTTTCAAATGGTGCTTTATAGAATAGTATCTGTGAGCCTTTGCGCTTGCTAGGATTAAACTTATTAAACTCTCTCCATGATGCGTCTTTGTCGGGGCTAGGGTTCTCTTCACCATTCTCATTTACCCAATTTTCGCAATAGTAATATTTAGAGCCGTCCTCGTTCGTTCTAAAAAAACCCGGATTAAAACTAAATACATCGCACTTGCCGTTCAATTTCCAAACCACCTCTAATGCAATGCCATTCATTAATTCCATTGGTTCACAATTCTTTCTAAAGATCTCGTTCCAATCTTCAGTATCATTTGCGCTACTTAAGAACTGCTGGTATTGTGCTTGCTCTAAAATTGTTAGTTCGTCCTTATGATAAGTCAAACCTTTACCGTAAACGTATTCAGACTTCGCCTTAACAATAGAGCCATGTATAGCATCTCGCTTGTATAAATCAAGTAAGAAATTAGGGTATGCATTTTGTTTGCCCCATGAGATATACTTCTTGCCAGCTGGTTTAGAAAATCTAGGTACTGAATTACACTCAAAGTCAACCCTTACTAATCTATTATTAATATTGTCTTTACTTTCTTCCATTAAATTATGTAGTTTTTAACAGACGGTTGAACGTCTTTGTAATAAGCATCAACTGTTGCTGTTGCTGTAAACTTAAGCTTGCCGTTATCGACTAACCCGGTTAATGTTCTAAGGTCTAAAGCATCAACTGTAGCGTAATTAAATGCAGCTATCTGTACCGCTGTTCTTTCATAAACAAAGTATTTATAAAATCCTAAGTTATATAAATAAATTTGAGCAGATAACGGTGTAGGTGTACCCCGAACAGCAGTTATAGTGAACTGCGACCGGATGCCATCAACGGTTACTTCAGTTGAAGTGCAAGCTACTTTTTTACCCGTTAAATCGTTCGTGAATATAAATAGGTACTTTGCACTGGCAATAGTCCGCTTTTCTTCAACCACGATATCAAATGTATTAGACCCTGAACTAAACAATAACATATCTTATAATAACAATTTGTATTGAAATATTGTATATAAATAAAAAAACCCTAAGCTTACGGGCCTAGGGTTTTACTTTATGAACAAAGTATTTTATGCTGCAGTAGTTAAGGCTGTGATAAGATTGCTTGGCACTTCGTTTGCTAGGTAGGTTTCTCCGCCTTTGAATACTAACAAGTAACCGTTTTGATCGCCCATTAATGTTCCTGATGGCGCAGTACTTGCCTCCATGCTCATACCGAACTGTTGCCCTAATAATCTATATGCACCATTCTTATCTTTTACCATATAGGCTAAATCGTTTTGTGCTAAAATCATAACCCATTGAGCTATGCTCGCCTGCTTCTTAGGTATATAATAAGTTAAGTTAGGCTCATAGAAAGTAGTTCCTGCTGTTCTGCTTGGCACTATATTTTCAATTTCATTAGCCGTGTTCATCTCAACTTCTAAAGTCCAAAACTTCTTCCCTGTAGTTAAGAATGTAGCTGCATTTGTAATGATGCCAGAAGCTGAAGTAATAGTTGATTGAGAGATGTTACTCCATTCAGTTACAAATATAGTCGTTAAACCTCCACGAGCATCACGGCATGCTTTTGTTATTCCTGATTGTATCGGACAGCTCATTTTTTATTAATTTAATAGTTATAAAAAAAGAGAGGGGTATTAAACCCCTACTCATTATGTATTGATTTGTGATATTATTTGATCTCCGAATGCGATTTGAACACCGTATTTAGTTTTGATAGTCAAACGAATCTTCTCGTTTTCTAAAACTTTGAAGTCCATACGTTCCTCTTCGTTATTCAAGTCAGTACCTAGGTACATGTTGTTTGTAGAGATACCATAAACTTTCTTAGTTCCTGATAAACCAACTACAGGTATAATTTCAATGTCAGAATTCTCAGCGTATAACTTAGCATCTGAACCAGTCAAATGATAAAGATTATCAACGCCTAACTTTCTGCGATAATCACGAGCCTCAGCAAGCCCCATGAATATTTTAAAGTTTGAATCTGCTAACATGTCATTAGTCATTGAATCCATTAAGTTCTGAACAGCTGTACGTGAGTTAGCTACCGACCATGCTATTGGAGTTGCTACTACTGGAGAAGCTCCTGCAATGATAACACATAGTCCGTCAAACTTATTTAAGTAAGCTGAACCTGATGTTAAGTCACCTTGCCAGATTGCTACTGCTTTACGCTTTAAGAATTTCTGAACAACATCATCAACGATGTCATTACGGAATGTTAACATGTCATAAGTAGAACCTGCAACCATAGCTTTTTGTGTATAGTATGCTTCTAGTTGCTCTTCGCACCATTCTAGTATTAAGCTAATGCTTCCTACTGTTAATGTTCTTTGGCTCATGGCCGAATCGCCTGACGCTACAGGGTTACAGCTTGTTTTACCTTGCCAAACAGCTTCAGTTGAAATGATGTTAATCGTTTCAGCTGTTTTAATTCCAGTTTGAACATTCATGTACTTACTCATATCATCATGAGCAATTACTTTGTAGATTAATTTTTTAGCGTCTTGCTCTGTGTACGCTGGTAAGCTAAGTGAATATGCCATTGTTTTATTTTTTTTTAGTTAATATATGATAGTGCTTTACTTTTTTTTGTTTTAAACTCTGCTGTTTTAATCGGGGCAGCCGTTGGTGTTTCGATTAATTCAGTAAAGAATGTTTTAAATGATTCTAAAGCTTTTGATTGCTCTGAAACAATATTTTTTAAGCTTTCAATTTCCTTGTTAGAAGCCTCAAACTTACCAACCATTAATTCTTTTAGAGCATCAACTAACTTAGCAGAAGCATCTTGTGATTGCATTACCGGGGCTGGATCAATTGGAGCAGCTGGATCTACTGGTGCAGCAGCTAATGGAGTAATCGCTGTAATAGTTCCTGTTGCATCAACTGTGAACTTAGTGCCGTCTTGTAATTCTAAATCTCCAGCAGGTGCAGGAAGTTCAGAGCCATCAGGGGTAGTAACCATAACAACAGTACCAACAGCTAAAGTTGGAGTGTCGTATTTAATGATAGTAACACCATCTACTAATGTAGCTGTATTGCTTGTTGGAGCAGCTGGATCTACTGGTGCAGCAGCTAATGGAATGTCCGCAAAGGCTTTCTTAATAGAAGTCTTTTGATCTGGTGTGAGTATTGAGTTTAAGAACTCTTTAAATGTTTTCTTATTTTCTGACATAAACTATAATAACGATTAATCTATTTATATTATCTCTGCTGCTATTAATTTTGCTTCATTATCAGTTAACACAGGCTCTTCATAGAATAGCCCCTGTACTGAATAACCCGTATAAATTCCAGTCTTAATAAACTCATTCCAAACATTTACATCATTAATCTTTATGAATCCAAACCACGTGCCATCAACTAAATGGTCTTGCCCCAATGGAGGCATAACGCCTAATTCTCTATTGATAATAAAATGCTGAAATAAAACCGCATTAACAGGCTTGCTGCTATCATGCATTTGATTTACCGACTTATTAAGATTCGATGCCGAGAACTTAAGAACTATTTGGTTAATTGTTTCCGGTGTAAAAGCAACATTGTACTCTTTAGAAGAGCCATCAGGTTGTAAGTCTTTACGATAAATCTCAAGGCCCGGAATCATTAAAGCCCCTGCCAATACTTGCTTATCGCCAATAACGGGCTTGAATGCAGAACCCTTTTGAGAGCCTAGTTGTATCTGATATCTCTTTAATGTTTTAGTCTTATTGAACGCAAAGAACGGCTGGTCTATGGCAGGCGAATCAACGATGGCTATCCCGTCAACTCCACTTTCGTCCCCCTCTTCAATGTATAGGTTTATTAATTCCATTCTCTTTAATAACGTTTTGTATTAAAATATTGCCTCTATATAGTTGATTGAACATCCAACTTGTTTACTCTACTTTGTGACTTGCTTATATCAGATTCGAGTACATATACCCGGTTCATGTTTTGGCCTTGCTCATTGAATTGAGTTGAAGATAAAGATTTAGTAGTCGGTGCAGTCGTATTTATTGGTGCGCCACCTGTTGGGATAGATACAGAACCGCTTGTACTTCCTGTATCAACTGAACCAACTGAACCGCCATCGAACTTAGTAGCTAATAATTTAGCGATGTTTATTGCCGCCAAGGCCCCTGTTGCAATACCGAAAGGAATACCAAAGGGAACTCCGCCACCATTTGCAACTGCTTTTAATGTTGCTGAGATGCCATCTTGAACAGCCTGTGCTACTCTAAATGCTTTGTCAACTTGGAACTGTTTTTTTCTAATCTCTAAAGTCGCAGCGGCATTACCTTTAACATGGTTAAGTTCGGCCATGAAATATAAATCCGACAATCCTTTAGCAGCGTTAATCCCGTCTTGTTTAGATTGTGTCTTTTGCTGCTCATATAGTTTGGCAGCTTCTAAATCTTGTTTATATGTTGCCTCTGCCTTTATCAAGGTGTCGGTAAATATCGAAGCTTTTGCGTCCGCTTCCTCTTTAGCAAAGTCTACAGATTGTTTTTTTATTAAAGCATCTTTGTCTGATAAATATTGCATAGAAGCTTCCTGCCATGCCTCTTCATCTTTTGCTTGTTTTAATTTATAAGCATGTTCTTCATCTAATATTTTTCTTTCAGCTTCCTGCCTAGCTTTTAATTTTTCAGCACGCTCTTTTGCTAATTCACTTTCCTTCGACTGTGCATCCTGAATGGACTTAACCATGTCATTGTACTGCTTAGTTCTTAAGCCAGTTTCAGTTATTACTGAATCTTCTTTAGATTTATTGAGTGCTTTTAGATCTTCTTTTTGCTTATCTGTTAATTCGCCTTGTACCTTTCCTAATTCATTAAGTGCTTTAATTTGCGCATCAATAGACTTTCTTACGGCCCTTTCCTTTTCAATCTCAATTTGTTCAGTTGCTTTTCCGGTGGCCTTTGCCATCTTTATCTCTGAATCGTATCTGTCTGTAATGGCCTCTTTAACTGACTTCGCTGAATCTACTTGCTTTTGCGCTGCCTCTTCTGCTGCAAATGAAGAGATACCCAACCAATCTGCAAAG